ATGAGCACCAACATCATCGGCGTCGATTTCGACCCGTACGTGAGGAACGACCTCGCGAAGTTCTCAAACGACACCACCCTCTACGAACCGCTCACTCACCTTTCGGAGCGGGAGCGTGAGCACGTCTGCGACGTCATCGAGAGCTACGGCTACTGGGCCACTGAGGTGCCCGTCATGCTCGGACTGGTGGAGTCATGACAGCCGTATGCGCCCGCCTCGACAGGACGATGGCGGATGGGATCTTCTTCGGCCAGGACACCGCATCCATCGCGATCGCAAAGAGCATCTGCGCGACCTGCCCGCTCATGGAGGCGTGTGCTGCGCAGGCGATCGAGGACGAGCGTGGCCTCCCCACACGGGAACGGCACGGTGTCTTCGGGGGCCTGACCCCCGCCCAGCGGCGGAAGGCGGATCCGGGGCGGTCCTGCCTGGACTGCGGTGCTGACATCACTGCCCTCCCGTCGTTGGCACGCCGGTGCGAGGAGCATCAGGCGGCACACCGTCATGAGAGGAAGCTCGCTCATGCGCGCCGGCAGAGGGCGGTGGCGGCATGATCCCGAAGCGCCCACAGCACTGCGACCAGCATCCCCGCTACCAGAAGGGGTGCGACGACTGCCGGCTCATCTCTCAGAAGTGGGAGCGCGTGAGGGCTAGGGAGCGCGCCTACTACGGTCCCCGCCGGGTGCCCGCGGAGCAGGTGACCGCGCACGTGCGACGCCTCGCAGAGAACGGGATGACACCTGCTGAGGTCGCCCGCGCTGCGGGGGTGTCGCAGACGACGACGCACTACATCGCTCACGGCCGCCGGGAGATGGTGCACCGGGTCGTCCACAACCGGCTCATGAGCGTCACCCTGTCTCACCAGTACGGGTTCTACGTGCCCGCACTCGGGTTGGGGCGGCGCATCCAGCACCTGTACTGGATGGGCTGGTCCGGGCGGGCCATCGCTGAGATGGGTGAGACGACCCAGTCTCAGGTCCATGAGATCGCGAGCCTGCGCAGGGACACGATCTCGCGTGACCTCCACGACCGGCTGATGCTGGTCTACCGGGAGCTGTGGAGCCAGGACGGTGGGAGCGTCCGTGCGAAGAACACGGCGAAGAGGAACGGCTGGCCGTCGATCTTCGCGTGGGTCGACCCGGACTCCGATGCGCGGACCTTCGAGGAATTGGGGGCCGCGGCATGAGTATCGACGGTCAGGCGGACATCCTCTCGGAGCTCGGATCCCAGCACAGAGATCGTGCCGCACGACGATTGCAGCGCCAACAGGCGGACCTCACCCAGCTGCCGGAGGACATGTGGCGGCAGAACCAGACGCCCCGGAAGGACGGCGACTACTGGTACACGGTCCTGCCATGCGTGGGTTGCGGACTCCCTGCTTCCCGGTACGGCCTTCACATCGATCATGGCGTGCAGTGGGACAAGAAGACCGGTGAGCAGGTCCTGCCGGGCGGTCCCGGCCTGTCCGATCAGGGCGTGTGCATGCTCATGGCGATGGGGCGGGACCACGCGGTGGAGGCGGACCACATCATGGGCGTCTCCCAGGAGGATCCGAACCGGCCCGTGTACCCACCGCCGGCGGAGTGGTGGGGCCGCTGCTACGCCCATGAGCACAAGAAGCCGCGGTGCAAGGACGTGTGCTGGGAGGCGCATCACCGGCACCTCACGCGCATGGCTGACCTCGTGTGGGGCGGCGACGGATGGAGGCAGCCATGAGGTGCATGTACTGCCTGCGGGATGTGCGTGAGTGCGCCCGCCGCCTCGCCAATCGAGTCGGGAAGTGCTGCGACCAGTGCTGTCACACCAAGGAGGACCAATGACCTACGCAGACTTCCTCAAGGCCCGCGAGCAGAAAGCCGACGGCAACGGATTCCGTCCGCACGTCATCCCTGGACACCTGTTCGACTTCCAGCAGATGCTCGTGGACTGGGCTGTCCGCCAAGGACGCGCCGCACTGTTCGCAGACTGTGGCATGGGCAAGACGCCCATGGAACTCGCATGGGCAGAGAACGTCCACCGCAAGACAGGAAAGCCTGTCCTGCTGCTGACTCCGCTTGCGGTCGGGTTCCAGATCGTGGCGGAGGCGGAGAAGTTCGGACACGATGCCGCGATCAGTCGGAACGGAAGGCCCGCTGATGCTCGGATCACCGTCACGAACTACGAGCAGCTGCCGAAGTTCGACCCGGATGACTTCGGGGGTGTCGTCTGCGACGAGTCATCAGCGATCAAGTCGTTCGATGGGGTGACGAAGAAGGTCGTCACCGAGTTCATGCGCCGCATGCCGTATCGGCTTCTGGGCACGGCGACGGCCGCACCGAACGACTACCTCGAGCTAGGCACCTCATCGGAGGCACTGGGCGAGCTCGGCTACACAGACATGCTCTCGCGGTTCTTCACCAACAAGAACCGCACGGTGACCTCGCGATCGAACTTCGCGGCCGCCGGCAGAGATGTGGGGTGGCGGTTCAAGGGGCACTCCGAGGGGCCGTTCTGGCAGTGGGTGTCGTCATGGGCGCGAGCGATCCGCAAGCCGTCCGACTACGGGTTCGACGACAGTAACTTCCACTTGCCGCCGCTCGAATACCGGACGACTCTCGTGGAGGCCCACCGTCCAGCCGAGGGGGCACTGTTCGACGTGCCCGCCATTGGGCTGGCGGAAGAGCGTGAAGAGGCCCGCAGGACACTGAACGAGCGGTGCGAAGCGGCTGCCGATCGCGTATCTGATGCCGACTCGGCAGTCCTGTGGTGCCACCTGAACGACGAATCCACCCGTCTCGCGCAACTGCTGCCCGATGCGCTGGAAGTTACCGGGTCCGACTCGCCGGAGGCGAAGGAAGAGAAGCTGACTGCCTTCACCAAGGGCGAAGTCCGCTACCTCGTGACGAAGCCGAAGATCGGCGCGTGGGGCCTGAACTGGCAGCACTGCCACCGGATGACCTACTTCCCATCCCACAGCTTCGAACAGCACTACCAGGCCGTCAGGCGCTCATGGAGATTCGGCCAGGAGAACCCCGTGACGGTCGATGTCATCACCACCAAGGGCGGTGAGGCGATCCTGCAGAACCTCCAGCACAAGGCGCAACAGGCCGACGAGATGTTCGATGCCCTCATCCACCACATGAACGACGCGCTGGGTGTCCAGCGATCCCGACACTTCACTACACCAATGGAGGTCCCATCATGGCTGTCCAAAGCCAGCTGATCACCGACGAGTTTGCGATCTACAACGGAGACTGCATCGAGGTCATGCAGAACCTGCCCGATGAGTCGTTCCACGCTTCGATCTATTCCCCACCGTTCGGAGGGCTGTACCACTACTCGTCCGACAACCGCGACCTCTCCAATGCGCGGACTTACACGGAGTTCCGGGAGCACTACCGGTACGTCATCCGGGAGAAGTTCCGTCTCACGCTCCCGGGCCGTACCAGCGGTGTGCACGCGGCGCTGGTCCCGACGGGAAACACCGGATCGGATGGCTACCTCGACTTTCCCGGAGACGTAATCCGCGACCACCAGGACATTGGGTGGGAGTTCATCGCCCGGCATGTCATCTGGAAGGAGCCCCTGGCTGTCCGCAATCGGACGATGCAGAAGAACCTCGCGCACAAGACGATTGTCGACGACGGGGCGCATGGGGGTGTTGCCGCACCGGACGAGCTGCTGGTGTTCCGCAAGCCAGGGTCAGGGAACCCGGTGGCTCATCCGACTGGACTGATGAGCGACTACATGGGGTCCGAGAAGCACCCGGCGGATGTTGCCCGCTACCGCGGGTGGGACGGGGATCAGAAGGCCAATCGGTGGTCGCACTGGATCTGGCGCCGCTATGCGTCGTCCGTGTGGGATGACGTGCGTGTGGAAAACGTGCTGCCGTTTCAAGACTCCAAGGACCCGGACGACGAGAAGCACGTTCACCCGCTGCAACTGGATGTGATCGCTCGCTACCTTGATCTGCGCACCCTGCCCGGAGAGCGCGTCCTGACGCCGTTCATGGGCGTGGGGTCGGAGGTGTTCCAGGCGGTGAAGATGGGGCGTGTTGCGGTCGGGATGGAGCTCAAGGAGTCCTACTACCGGCAGGCGTTGATGAACCTCGACACGCTCGATGGGCACGCGGTGGAAGAGCCAACCCTGCTGGATGCGCTGTGACCCTCACGATCGATGTTCCGGCTGCGGAGTGGCTGTCTGCGAATCAGCGCCTGCACTGGGCGCAGAAGGCGCGGCGGGTGCGGGCTCTACGGCATCGGGCGGCATGGCTGGCACGGCAGGCCCGCCTCGCGGTCCCGACTCCGACGATCGCGGTGGTGGAGGTGTCCTACCCCCGCAATGGGACGGCGGACACCGACAATGCGCAGCCGTCGTGGAAAGCCGTTTGCGACGGGCTGGTGGATGCCGGGGTGATCCCTGGGGACGACTCGGAGCATCTGGTGGCGGTGTCGTTCCGGCGCGGCCCGAAGACCGGAGTCAAGGGCCTCTACCGGCTCACCGTCCGGTTCATCCAACAACGCGTTCCGTTCTGAAAGGACCCATCATGATCACGATTTACGAGACCCCCGGCTGTGTGCAGTGCCGCCTGACGAAGCACTGGCTGGACCGGGCCGGGGCTGCTTACCGGACGGTGGACCTCACCGAGTCACCCCAGGACATGGCCGCGGTGCGAGCGCTCGGCTACCAGTCCGCCCCCGTCGTGTGCGCGGGCGATGAGCACTGGTCGGGATTCCAGCCGGCACGTCTCCTGGCCGCGGTGAACCGACCAGCGGGGGAGGTGGCGTGAGTGCCGCGCATGCGGATGGTGAAGCCGGAGTTCTGGACGGACGGGAAGGTCGTCAGGGTCTCCCGTGAGGCTCGACTGCTGTTCATCGGCACGTGGAACTTCGCGGACTGCGACGCGGGGCACCTCGAGGAAGATGCGCTGTCGTTGAAGATGAAGATCTTCCCCGCGGACAACCTCGATGTGGAGCCGCTGCTGGATGAGCTGGTGCGGATCGGTCTGCTTGAGCGGTTCGAGTTCGAGGGCCTGTCGTATCTGAACATTCCGGGGTTGCGGGCGCATCAGCGGACGGACAGCAGGTGGGTGCCGAGGTGTCGTGTGTGTCAGGCGAATCGCGACACGAAGACCTCCCCGGAGCCCGCCGAATCACGCGAGGACTCACCAGACCTCACGGAAACTCACGCGAGTTCTCCGGAACTCACAGAACCTCACGCCAGTAGGGGAGGGAAGGGTGAGGAGAGGTGGGGTGAGGAAAGGAGAGGTGAGGTGAGGTGGGGTGAGTTATCTAGTCCGGAATCGCCAAGCGATCCCGAACGTGAAGACGTCACCGCCCTCCTCGATCTCCTCGACCGTGAGGTGCAGGCCAACGGCAACCGACCATCAAAGCGGAACAAGGCCAACACCGACGCGATGCGGCTCCTCCTCGACAGGGACGGCAATAGCCAAGAGCAGATCGCGTACGTCATCCGGTGGGTGCAGGCAGACAGCTTCTGGAAGGCCAACGTCCGGTCCGCGTCGAAGCTGCGGGAGAAGTTCGACGACCTCGTGGCTCGCATCCGGTCTGAGCATGAGCGCCGCAACCGACCATCCGAGAAAGAACAGCGCAATAACCAAATTCTCCTCGACTTCATGAACGGCCCAGAGTCAGCCGAGGAGATCTACGCCGAAGGAATCTCAGCATGAGCATGTCCCAGAGGGAGGTCGGAATCCTCCTCAACCGCATCGTGTCCGTGGACGGTCGCCGGCTCGTCCAGGGCGACCCCCGGACGGGGCTCAAGGGCACCCCCGAGACCTGGCTGGAAATCCTCGACGGGCTGACGTTTCGGGACTGCGAGCAGGCCGTCATCGAGCACTACCGGCACAGCACCGAATGGCTGACCCCGGCCCACATCCGGCAACGTGTCGACGCGATCCGGGCGGGTCGCATCCGCGCCGTAGGGAAGAACGTCAACGTAGGACGCCGGGATGCGGAAGACCCCCGCGAGGAGATCCGTGTCCGGCGCGAACTCACCCGCGCCCTGGGTGACGGGACTCTGACGGCGGCGCAGTACGACGCGTATCACCTGTCTGGTCTCCGGTGGGATGAGTGGACTGGGCGGGAGCTCGCAGCATGATCGCCCGCTACTTGGCCCGCCGTGTGATGGGGGCGCTGATACGGCTGGGGCGCACGCTACGGGGCCAGGAACGGCGCAACACCCCAAAGGCGCACAACCAGCCCGTCTGGTTCGGTTCTAGGCCCGCACAAAGGCACACAGGAGGCTGAGGGGTGAACGAGCAGATCGTCACCATCGGTGACCACCAGATCGGCCTGGATCTGGAGGACGGCGACGTGATCGCGGACGTGATGGTCCTCGCCAGGGTCGTCCGTCTCGACGGGCCAGGGAAGGCGGTCCTGGTAGTCGGGGCGTCGGACCACACGGACTACATCGTGCAGCTGGGGCTGCTGGCCGCGGCGAATGACGCGGCAGGGGAAGCGGACGAGGAGGGGTCATGAGGTTTACGGAGTGGGATCGGGAGGACTGTGCGACGGAGGGCCACGTGTGGTGGTTCCGGCGCAGGAACGCCTGGACGGGCATCAGGAAGTGCCGGAACTGCGGCGCACGACAGGTTGAGGACATTGAGTTTGAGGAGGGTGTGGCATGAGCACGGTGGAGTACACGCCGAGGGATTTCGCGGCGGCGTCGTTCGCGAGGCACGAGGACGGGCGGAAGGCGGTCCGGTTCGAAGGCACGCTCATGCCCGAGTGGCAGATTGGCCGGTACGGTGTCGCCACCGACGAGGACATGGCTCGCGATGGTTGGGTGCCGGTTGTGGAGGCGGACAGCCGGACCGTCTCCACGCTGCGCGACCTGCGGGATCAGCTGGGCGAGGCGCGCCGGGATCGCGACGTGGCGCGCCGTGAGCGTGATGTGGCGGTGGAGGCTCGCCGGGACGCGACCGAGGACATGGTGCGAGAGCGGGAGCGTGCCGTGGAGGCGGAGAAGCGTGTGAATGTGGCTGAGGCGCGTGCTGTGGAGGCTGAGCGGCGGGATGCGCAGGGTACGAGGGTTGCGCAGGGCGTCATCGCGGACCTCCAGCAGGAGGTGGACCGTTTGGAGCGGATCATCCAGGCCCCGCTGTCCATGCGGGACTTGCAGGTCGCGTGGGAGAACGCCGAGCAGGGTGAGGCCCGTCCTGGTGACCTGGTGATCGGTGAGTTGTACGACGGTGGGTTCCAGGTGTACGTGGCGGAGATGGTCGTACCGGGCATGTCGCGTCGCATCCTGTCTCGCGCACCCCGCCCGGAGTGGCAGGATCTCGCGGACATTCTGCTGAACATCGAGGTCGAGGAGGGCGCGGCGGATAAGACCGCGAAGTGGCTCCATGAGCGGGGCGTTCGGGTCGTGGGCGGTGAAGAAGCATGAGCGCGCACGAGATCGTGACGTTGGGCGAGCCCAAGAAGCCCAGCGCCCTCACCGGCAAGTTGCTGGGGACCGCCGACGAGCTGTGGGTGAGCGTGACGGTCGAGTGCTCGGAGTGCGGATACGCGATCTACTCCGGCGCGACGCAGAGCCGAGCCGCCGCGATGGGGCCGTGGATCCCGGATCACATCGCCCAGCACGCCCCAGGCCGCGCACTCGACATCGAAGTGGTCTGGGAACCGTCCGCGTGCTGCTCGGTCTGCGAGGACGGAATCGGAGACGTCCGGGAGGAGAGTTCCGAGGTGCTGGAGTGCCGCGACTGCGGGACGACCTGGAACTACGACGGAACGATGGGAGAGCTCAGTGGGTGATGTTGACGCGATCCTCCAACGCGGCATGTACGTCGATCGGCGGGGCAGACGGTGGGAGTTCGTGGAAACGCTCAACGACTGGTCCACTCCGGCGATCGACCACGACGGCGTGCAGTGGGGCTACCTGTACCGGACGCCAGGCGAGATGAAGCGACTGATCGAGCGCGAGGTCCACCGTGCGGAATGCCCAGGGCTGTGGACGTGCGGGGGCCATCCGGTTCCGTACGTCGTCACGCTCCGAGTGCCGCGTGGGTTCCTGGCGAGCGGCGCCGGGTGCTGGCGAGGCGAGTGGCACCCGACTTTCGCGGCTGCTATCGCTGCCGCACACAACATGACAGGAGCGAACGATGGCCGACTACACGCCGTCTGAGGAAGAGATCGCGGAGAACCGCAGGAACACGGGCAACTGTGACTGGGTGGAGCTGACAGAGGCTGAGGTGCGTCGTGGCATCGCCCGCATCAAGGCGGAAGCACTGCGAGAAGCGTTGGAAGACGAGACCGAGATCAAGGACGACCACGGCCACTGGGAGAGCGTTGTGCCGGTCTGGGCCATCCATGACGAGATCGAACGCATCGAGCAGGAGGCGGGACTGTGAGTGAGCACTACGAGATGCCACACCAGCGTGCTGACGACTGCATCCATGCCGGGGTGGGCAAAGCCTGCGCACCATGCCGAGCATTGTTCACTCGTGAGGCGGAAGTGCAAGCGGAGGCTCTGCGTTCGGCTGCGGACACGCTTGAGCACATGACGAGGGGGACGCTCGGCGGGGCCAGTGAGGACTGGGTGAGGGTCAGCGACCTCCACAAGCGGGCCGACCTGATCGAGGAGGCGGGACTGTGAGCACATGGCAGGACAAGGCGAAGACCGCCGTGCGCGACGTCCTCAGCATCAGCAACATCGCCCGGTGGGGGTGGCTGTTCGTCTCGGGCGCTCGCTGGCAGCGGGAGGCCCTGCTGTCCGACGAGAGCGTGGAGCGGGCGGAGCGGGCACTCAACGAGGCCGGATGGACGTGCGGCGGTGGTCTCCATGAGCCCGGCGAGTACGACCATTGCGAGGACTGCCGAGAAGTGGCCTGGGAGCTGGCCCGTGTGGCCCTCACAGCAGCGATAGGAGACGGCGATGAGTGACGAACTGAGAGACCGGATCGCGTACGAGCTGGCTGGGCACCAGATCGGGCTCGGATACCAGGGTGCATTCGTCGACATGGAAGAGGCGCGAGAGATGGCCCAGGCGGTCATCGATGACCTGGGGCTGGTCGTGGAGAGGACCGTGCGCGTCGTGGATCATGGTGCGGGAGAGGTCCGCATCCCCGAGACCCGAGTAGTCGGAAAGTGGGAACGATGAGTGAACGACAGCAGCAAGCGTGGGACGAGGCGAGCGACCCGTTCGCGCCTACGAACACGCCAGGGTCGCGCCGGATGAGCCAGATCGACTCGGTAGCAGGCCGGCGTTACGGCAACCTGGATGACTCCGCGGTGGTGGGATTCATCGAGGGGGCGCATTGGGCGGACGCGAACCCCCGGCGCACCATCACCCTCGCCCAGTCCGAGGCGATCCTCGACGCGGGCAGGGTGGTCCGGTACGAGGACCACGAGGCAGCACTCAGGGCGGCAGGAATCGAGGTCGTAGACGATGAGTAAGCGGTTCTTCACATCAGACCTGCACCGCAGGTACGGCATCTACGAGCTTGAGGACTCGTGCACCAACCCGAGCGAAGAGCACCGCGAAGAGCGGCACCGCGAATGCTCCGACGACATTGGCGAGTTCTACTGCGAGGACCTGCCGGTCGGGGCTGTGTGCGACTCGTGCAGGGACGAGGACGGGGAGCGAGTCGAATGGCCCTGCCCCACCGTGACAGCAGTCCAGCGGCACCTCACGTGACCCTTGCCAGGGCGGGCCCCACACACCGTGGGGCTCGTCCTGGCCAATGTCCGCGTTGACATCGCACAATTGATCCTATGGGAGTCGATAACGCGGATCGTTACCTCACGGCAGTGGGCATCGCCGTCGTGCACGTTACAGCACGCAAAGCAGGAGAACACCAGTGAGTGCGTTCAAACACCAGTGCACGGCAACAGCACGCACCACAGGGAAGCAATGTACACGACCCGCCATCAAAGGTGGGTCAGTGTGCTACCACCATGGCGGAAACGCACCACAAGTACGCAAAGCGGCACAACGACGCGGTGTCGAAGCGGCGATGCAGGCCCGCGCTGAACGGCTCCTCCGCCGTCGGCTCGGCATGCGCCTCGACGACACCAGCCCTGACCCTGCTCAGATCCTCCTCAACCTTGTCGCCACCAAAGCGACCGAGGTGGAATGGCTCGACGCAAAGATCCAAGCCCTCGAATCCGACGATGACTTGTTCTGGGGAGTGACGAAGCGGAAGACCGGTGTGGGTGCGAACGGGCCCATCGATGAGGAGACGGTGGCGGCGGCGCAGCACATCATCTACCAACTCCTCCACAAGGCGCAGGACCAGCTCGCCAAGTACACGAGTGACGCACTGCGGGCGGGGATTGAGGAGCGGCAGGTCAAGCTCGCAGAACGCACCAGCGCGCAGTTCTCGTGGATCCTCACCCAGCTGATCGCCCGCCTCGACCTCACCACTCGACAGCGGGAGCAGGCGGACCAGCTCATCCCCACCCTGATGCGCGACGCGCCCACGCAGGGGGCTGCATGACTCGCATGCAGGACATACACGCGGCGACCGTCGAGCTGCAGGAAGCAACCCAACGTCTCGGCCAGACGATGACCATGCGGGGCCTGCCCGGTGACCCCGCCCAGATCGAACTCGAGTGCACGCGCATGGCCCAGGACCTCACCGACACGACCGGCACACCCCTCGCGTGGGCACTCCGCGCCACCGCACGGCAGGTCGAGGCGAACCGCATCAAGATCGAGGAGGGGCGCTGATGTTCACCACCGCACTCCACGAACTCCCAGGCCTCATCGCAGAACTCCGCACCCGCCTCGAACCAGGCACAGGGGAGGAGACAGGCCGCAGGCCACCGGGGTTCGCGAAGCACGCACCCACCAACCTCGGACCTCTCGACGCAGCCGATGACCTGTTCGGATCCCTGGTGGAGCACGCCGGAGCAATCGCAGACATGCTCGGCACGAAACCACCCCGCACACGCGCCTGGGGTGGGCACAGGGGCATCCCAGCTCACATGGACGCATCGACCGCCCAGCATCAGGCGGCGGCGCTGGCGCGGTTCATCGAGCACCAGCACCCCCTCATCCAGGATCGTGACTTTGCGGGGGAGATCGAGGCGGACATCATCAAGCGGTGGCAGAAAGCCTCAGGCCGGTTCCCGCTCACCCCGTCCCCGGAACGCATCGACGCACGGTGTCGGAACTGTGGCCGGCTGAACCTCCACCAACACCCACCCGAGACGGCGGGCGGGGATCAGACGTGGAAGTGCCACACCTGCGGGCTGCACCTGCTCGAGCGGGATGTGATCGAACGCCTGGCCGCCCGCGAACGCGAGAAGAAGCACAAGAGGAAGAAGGCAGCATGAGCTGGATCCACGACACCCACAAGGAAGCGCTCGAGATCATCCGGGGCATCGGCCTCGACCCGAACAACATCCCTGCCGGCAGCGTCGATGTCGACGGCGACATCCTCACCGTCCGAGAGTTCACCCTCGACGAGGACGGGCACAAGATCCTCGATGGCGATGAGTACCGAAAGCACACCCGCACGTACCGCCTCCACCCCGTAGAACCCCTCGAGGAGCCAGCATGAGGCGCCCAGCAGGGTACGTGATCGCCAGGCCACACCCCGCCCCGTGGCCGCGCAGCCCCGAACTAGACCGGGCGATCCGATACGTCATCGCATGGGCCGAAAGAGAGGAAGCATGAACGAAGGCCACGAAGACTGCTGGCGGTCCAGCCTGACGCCCAACGGGTTCGCCAAGGGCGGCATCATGCCGCACAGCCCACGATGCGACCGGGCGCACCTCGACCCCATCTACGCATACGACGCGACCGGCACGGCAAGCGACTACCTAGTCGCGGACCACTGCCGGTGCTGCGGCGAGATCATCAGGAGGGCGGACTTCCAGTGACCAGCCTCGATCGAGACGAGTGGGTGACCCGGCAGCAGGCTCTCGACCAGTTCGGCATCACCCGGCAGACGTTCTGGAACTGGCGCAACCGGTACCCGATCCGCGAAACCCAACCCCACCCGCGTCTCCGCCTCTACAACCTCCACGACCTCACCGAAGCGGACGAGGCCGCGACCCGCCGCAACCCAACCATGAGAAACGTGATTTGACACATGCTGTGGTACGCTCGCGCTAGCGCGACAAATGACACCGATGGGATTCACCCATGACAGTCGACTGGCGCGATCACTTCCTCGCACAACGCGAAACCACAGGCCCCAAATGGGCCACACCCGGCGCGATGGCACAAGCCCTCGACCCCCGCACCATCCAAACCCCCGCACTCGAGCTGATCGACCAGAAGCTCGTCGAAGCGTTCAACACCCCCGACAGCCGGCTCATCATCTCCATGCCACCCCAGGAAGGCAAGAGCCAAAGGGCGTCCCGCCGCTTCCCCCTCTGGGCCCTCACCCAGAACCGTGAACTACGCATCGCCATGGCGTCCTACGAAGCCAGGATCGCGGAACGCTGGGGCCGCACCGTCCGCGACGACATCCGCCAACACCCCAACCTCGGGCTGACGATCCGCGACGACGTGAGTGCGCAGCGCGAATGGCAGCTCGACGGCCACGACGGCGGCATGTTCTCCACCGGCGTCGGTGGCGCCATGACCGGACGACCCGTCGACATCCTCCTCATCGACGACCCCGTGAAGGGCCGCGAGCAAGCCGACAGCCCCACCATCCGCGAGAAGACATGGGAATGGTGGACAGACACCGCCCTGTCCCGACTCGCGCCCGGCGCACCCGTCATCATCATCCTCACCCGCTGGCACTCCGACGACCTCGCCGGCAGACTCATCGCGGAAGCGGACTCGGACTGGGAGTTCCTCAACATCCCCGCCCAAGCCGACCACCGCCCAGAGAAGGGTGAGACGGACGTCCTCGATCGCGAGCCGGGCGAGTTCATGCTCTCCGCCCGCGGACGCACCACGAACCAGTGGGAGGCACGGAAGAAAGCCTCCGGCCCGAAGACGTGGGCATCCCTGTACCAGGGCCGGCCATCCCCGGACGAGGGTGGCGTGTTCCCGAAGGACGACGAGTGGGCACGATACGACCAGCCGCTCTGGATCGAACACCCCGACGGCCACCGCACCGTGCCGGGCATCCACCGAGACGACCAGGAGCTCGTCCAGTCGTGGGACCTCACGTTCAAGGACACGAAGTCGTCCGACTACGTCGTCGGGCAGGTGTGGCTGCGCGTCGGAACACAGGCGTACCTGTTGGATCAGGTGCGGGAGCGGCTGAACTTCACCCAGACCGTGGCTGCGATCACAGCGATGACCGCGAAGTGGCCCGAGGCCGTCGCGAAGTTCATCGAGGACAAGGCCAACGGGCCCGCCGTCATCAACGCCCTCAACCGGCAGGTGAACGGACTCATCCCGATCGAGCCGGAAGGGTCGAAGTACGCCCGCGCTTCCGCGATCAGCCCTCTGGTGTGGTCGAAGGACGTCATCCTGCCTGAACCGCACCTGCTGCCGAACGTGACGGACCTCCTCGAAGAGGCGAAGCACTTCCCGAACAGCCCGACAGATGACACGGTTGACGCTCTGTCTCAAGCCATAAACAGGATTCTCTTGCTGCCAATCCTCAACGGAGGATTCCACCAGCCTGACGAATACGACCTCATGGATGAACGGGGCTGGACGATTTCCCCTTGGTAGAGGGTGACCTACGCGATCGCGTTGACCATCCGGTTCACGGTGGCACGCGACATACCGGTTTCCTGCTGCAAGACCGTCATCGGGTACTGCCCGGTGGCAATCGCCAGGTCGCGCACAGCGCGCACGCGCTCGAGCAGAGGACCCACGTCTCCTCGAGGCCACTCGGTTAGAAGCTCGGCAGGGATTGACGTGTCAATTTGCCCACCGGCCTCCCGAATGAACAGCCCAGACGCGATCTGCTGGATCGGGAGATCGCGCAACAGGGCGCCGGTAATCGGGGCTTGCGTTGACCCGGTGCAGGTGAGGTTGACGAGCCTGTAGCCGTCCGCGGTAGCGGTGAACGTCAGCGTTGCCGGCATCGGACTGTCGACTGACACGGATGCTGTGGCGGGGACGCTGACGCCGCCGATGAGAGTTTTCTTCATGGCCCAATTATAGGCGACCACAAACACCAAAGCACAGGTGTTTCAATGCGTAGGAGGTGGCCTGTGTCGCTTTTCTCATGGATCCGTGAGGGCATGGCCACCCCCACCGAGTTCCCGGATGACGGGCGCCTGTCGACGCTGTCTCATCAGCTCGAGGAAGCTCACAACCAGCTCCACTCCATGGCGGCCCTGTATCGGGAGGATGCGGGCTGGCAGGCGCTCACGCAGGCAACTGAGCGGGACATGACCCGCGAAGGCTTGCGCACGATCTCCCGCACGTGCCGGGTCATGCACGTCGCCAACCCCCTCATCAAGCGGGGCCTCAACTTGCGGGCCGCGTACGTGTTCGGCAGTGGTGTCGGCATCAGCGCACGCAGTGTGGGTGACGGGGCGGAGCAGGACGTGAATGCGATCGTCCAGGCGTTCCTCGATGACGACCACACCCGTTCCGTGTTCTCCGGTGCGCAGGCCCGTGAGCAGATGGAGAACGCGCTCGGCACCGACGGCAACGTGTTCATCGCCCTCTTCACGAGCCCCCGAACGGGACGTGTGGAGCCGCGCACCCTGGATGTTGACGAGATTAGCGACATCATCACGAACCCGGAGGACAAGTCGGAGCCGTGGTTCTACCGTCGCGACTTCATCCGCGAGCAGATCGGTGAACGCACCGGCCGCATCACGTCCCGGCAGGAAACCGTCTGGTACCCAGCACTCGGCCACACGCCCCGCCGGCGGAACCCGCTCATCGACGGGCATCCCGTCCAGTGGGACGCGCCTGTCTACCACGTGAAGGTCAACGTCGCCCTGGGCGCGAAGTGGGGCATCCCCGACGCCTACGCAGCCCTCCCATGGGCGCGTGCCTACAAGGAGTTCCTCGAGGACTGGGCAGTCCTCATGAAGAGCCTGTCCCGCATCGCGTGGCGCACGTCTTCGAAGCGGTCCGCCGCACAGCAGGCCCGCGCCGCACTCTCAGCCCAACAGTCTGCCGGCGGCGTCGCCCACATGGGTCCGGAAGATCAGCTCGAGGCTGTCCCGAAGACGGGTGCGACGATCGACGCTGAGTCCGGACGGCCCCTCGCGACGATGATCGCGTCTGCGCTCGGATTCCCCGTCACTACCCTCCTAGCTGATCCCGGCCAGACCGGGGCACGTGCTGTCGCGGAGACCCTCGACCAGCCGACCGAGCTGGAGATGGGTGGCCGCCGTGAGGTGTGGACCGAAACGTACCGGCGTGTCATCGGGTACGTCATCGATCAGGCGGTCCTCGCACCCCAGGGGCCCCTCCACGGCAGTGTGACCGTCGACCAGTATTCGGGTCGGGAGACCGTCACGATCGGTGGGGTCGACGACCGCACGCTCGACATCGTGTGGCCCGACCTCGGCAAGACCCCGATTGAGACGCTCGTCAACGCAATCGTCGCCGCTGATGCGACGGGCAAGATGCCGCCCGTCGAAACCCTGCGCCTCCTGCTGCGCGCCCTGAACGTGCGGGATGTGGACGAGATCATCGAAACGATGACCGACGCGGACGGCCAGTGGATCGACCCCGACGTGACCGCCGCGGATGACGCTGTGCGCCGCTTCGAGCGGGGCGAATAGTGGCCATCACCGCCATCACGATCCGGCTGCAGTCTGAACTGCGGCGCCTCACAGACGGGTACGTGGACGCTGTGACTCGTGCCCTGGTCGCCCGCTGGTCGCAGGCGTGGCACGAGATCAGCGCGGAGTGGGAGCTGGTAGTGGGTGAGATCGTCGCCGCCCGCTCGACAGGGGAGGTGCTGCATCCCGCGCAGATCGCCCAACTGGCCCGCACACAGCGCGCTCTCACCGTGACGGCGGACAAGCTCACCGAACTGGTGGGGGAGTTCGAGAACGTCCTAGGTGAGCCGCTGCAGGAGATCGTGCGCCGCACAGCGGACATGACCTCTCAGGTCGTCGCCTCCCAACTCCCGGATCTGCCGGTCTTCCAGTCGTTCACGCGGGTGGATGCGGCGGCGATGCAGGCCATCATCGACCGCACCATGAGCCGGATCGTCGCGGACAGCATGCCGCTCGCCCCTGATGCTCTGGATGCGGTGAAGGCATCCCTGATTCGTGCTGTGCCTGCCGGCTGGCATCCGGACAAGGCCGCCAGGGAGATGCTCAAGCGCACCCGATCCTCGTTCAACGGGGGACTGGCCCGCGCCACGAGGATCGCACGCACAGAGCTCCTCGACGCGCACAGGGCTGCGAATCACGACCAGATGCGAGCCAACGACACCGTCACCTCCTGGATCTGGTGGACGCAGTTGGATGCGACGACGTGCCCGTCCTGCATCGCCCAACACGGCACCATCCACCCCAAGGGCGAGCCGGGGCCCCTCGACCACCCGAATGGGCGATGCACCGCGCTGCCGAAGACACAGACATGGGCAGACCTCGGCTTCCCCGATCTCGACGAACCCGCCGACCTCATCACCACGGCTGAGGACTGGATCCGCGACAACCCGCAGGACGCACTCCAGGCGTTGGGGGCGGACCGGTATCAGCTGCTCATGGACGGTCGCATCACCATCTCTGACCTGTCCACCCTGACCAGTAACGACGGGTGGCGGGACTCCTACCAAGCCACCCCACTCGCAACGCTCCGGAAGGAGACCACATGACCCTCCTCCGCGAAACCGCAACCCTCACACAGGCAGGCGGACGCTTCCGCATCGGCGTCATCACCCCCGGCGTCGGCTCCTCCGGCACCTACCCGCGGGAGACGATCGAAGCCGCCGAACGCGACCGCATCTTCCCCGCCGGCACCCACATGTACCTCGACCACGCCACCGAAGCACAGACGTGGGAGAAGCCGGAAGGGTCCCTCCGCGACCTCGTCGGTGTCCTCACGGAGGACGCACGGTGGGACGACGAATCGGGCGGCCTCGTCGCAGAAGCGAAGATCTACTCCCACTGGAAGCCGATCCTCGCTGAGATGAAGGACGACATCGGGGTCAGCATCCGAGCCTCCGGGGAAGTGAAGGAGACCAGCGAAGGCCGCATCGTCACCCGCCTCACCGAAGCCCGCAGCGTGGACTTCGTGACGAAGGCCGGACGCGGTGGGCGGATCCTCGAGGTCCTCGAGTCGCTGCGTGAGGGTGTCAACGATGAGACCCGCGACCTGCTGCGCAAGGCCGTCCGCGCTGCCCACCCGAATGGGTACGTGTGGGTGCGCGACCACGACGGTGAGCACGTGTGGTTCGACATCGACAGTGACGACGGCGAGACCACCTACCAGCAGGCCTACACCCGCAACGGCATCACCATCACCCTCGACGGTGAACCCTCCCCAGTGGTGCCGACGACCGTGTACGTCCCCGCCCGTGGCACTGAGACCTCCCAGCCCCCGGCTGGACAGGAAGCACCAGTCAACGAATCCCAGGAAGGAACCCTCATGGGACACATCCAGATCGAGGAGTCCGCGCACGCGGCACTCACCGAGAAGGCCAGCCGGGCAGACACGCTCGAAACGCAGCTGGCCGAAGCCAACACCAAGATCGAGACGCTCGAGGCGGAGAAGACGAAGGCGGCACGCGCCACCCACGTCTCCAAGCTCATCGAGGCGGAGTTCGACGGCATCGACGACCCGGCAGGAGTCGCCGCTCTCCTCACCGAGAAGCACACGGCGGCGGACACGGACGACGACACCATCATCGCTGAGGCGAAGGACCGCGCCGCCAAGCTCACCCCCACCGGCGGCGTCACCAACCTCGGTGAGACCCGCCCCGTCGAAGAGGCCAAGAAGGTCACCGACGACGACATCATCGCTGCTCTGGAAGGAGCCTGACCATGGCGAAGAACCAGCTCTACCCCGAGGCGAAGCACATCGCCCTCACCGCCGACCAGGACTACACCAGCGGCAGCCCTGTCGCGATCGGCGCAGTCCGAGGTGTCGCCCTCATCGACGCCCACGAGGGCGACCGCGTGACCGTGTGGACGGACGGATCCTGGGAGATCCCCGTCGCCGGCGCACTCACGGAGGGGCAGGTCGTCTACCTCAACGCCTCCGGCGCGCTGACCGCGACCGCGGGTGACACCGCGTGGGGCGTCTCCCTCGCCGTCAAGGGCACCGGCACCGCCCCTGCAGAGGTCGCACCGTTCGGCTTCGTCACCCCGACCCCGGCGTCTGCCGGCTGACCGAAAGGCACAAGAACATGGACACCATTGATCTGATGCAGGAGGGATTCCGGCGCGCTACGACGCGTGCGGAGAAGGTCCACGAGGCCGCCTCCCTGTTCGCCCGCGGCCGCAACGGCAGCAAGCCCCTCGCCCAGGCCGTCCTCCTCGAGGCGTTCTCCACGAGCGACTTCCCGGTCCTCCTGGGTGACGCGTTCGAGAAGCAGGCCCTCAAGGCCTACCAGGACACGCCGCTCGAGTTCGAGAGCATCCTCACCGACACGACGGTGGATGACTTCGAGCGCCGCAAGCTCGTCGACCTGTGGGGAGCCACCGAGTTCGCGCCTGTCGGTGAGGGCGAGGAGTACAAGTCCGGTCGCATGCAGGAGACCGAGATCGAGCACGGCACCGGCAAGTACGGTCGCACGTACGGTCTCACCTGGGAGCTGCGTCTGCGTCGCCGCTTCGCTGAGCTGGCGAACTTCCCCCGCGCTCTCGGCAACGGTGCCCGCAAGACCCAGAACACGGTCGTCGCGGACCTCCTCACCGACGGCAACAGCTGGAACGCGAACTTCTTCGGCACCCCCGGCACCGAGAAGTTCACCCCCGAGGCGCTGGACGCGGCGATCAAGACGCTCGCCCAGCGCACCAACCACCGGGACGAGCTCGTCGACACGTCGAACCTCGTCCTCGTGCACGGCCCCGCACTGCGTGGCGAGGTGGGGCGTGTCCTCACTGCAGCCCGCATCGTCACGAAGGTGACCACGGGTTCGAAGGTGACGGAGACGGAGGTCGACAACCCGTACCGCGGCATCGTCACCCCGCTGGAGTCCCGCACGATCGGTGCGCGTGTCAACGCGGACGGGTGGGCGCTCGTGCAGGGCAAGACGTCGGATCTGCCGTCGATCATCCGCACGAAGCTCAACGGTCACCCCGACGTCGACATCCGGGTCAAGCGCGACCAGGGTTCCGCTGTCGGTGGTGGGGACATTCCGGTGGAGGAGGGGTCGTTCAACGACGACACCATCCACTACCGGGGTCGTTCTGTGGTCGGTATCGATGCGGGGTTCAAGACGGGCGTGTACGCCTCCAACGGCACCGCCTGAGACCTGAGGGGAGGGGGCGCAGATGATCGACTACAGCACTGAGGTTGGCCAGATGCGCCTCCTCCTGTGTCCGTGCTCGACGGTAGAATAGGACACGCAACCGAATAGAACGGCCCGCCAGGAGACGGCAATCTCCGGACGGGCCTCACCAAGCCCAACTGTTCAGGAGTTGAGATGGCTACCAAGAATCGTACCTGCACAATCGACGGCTGCGACAAAGAAGCGGAGCGCCGAGAGTGGTGCAACACCCACTGCTTGCGGTGGAGGCGCAACGGAGATCCGGTTGCAGGACGGCGACCCCAGGCAAGCGCGTCACTGGACCCGATCGACCGACTCCGCCACCACGGATGGGATGTCACCGAAACAGGGTGCTGGGAGTGGCGAGGATCAACCAGCTCCAGCGGGTACGGGCAAGTTCGGATCGGTTACAAGCTCTACGCTGCGCACCGCGTCATGTATGAACACGCAGTCGGGCCTATTGAAGACGGTATGCACATCCTCCACTCGTGTGACAACCCGCCATGTCTCAACCCGGCGCACCTGCGTAGTGGAACGCACACAGACAACATGCGTGACATGTCCTCCAAAGGGCGCCGCCGACCGGACAGCGTTCTTCCTCGCGGGTCTCAGCACGCGAACGCGATCCTCACCGAAGAACTCGTGATTGATCTGCGCACTGAACGTCGGGGAGGGATGACGTACAAGCAGCTTGCTGCGAAGTACGGGGTTGCATTCTCTACGGTCGCGGACATCGTCAAACGGAAGAAGTGGAGGCACGTCGGTGGCTAAAGCGATCAACTACACCGATGACTCTGGCCGGGTCAGACTTCTCATTGCCGACACGGATGTCGACAACCTAGTCCTGGACGATGAGCAGATCCTCGGGTTCCTCGAGATCCATGGGGGCAACGTCAAGCGTGCTGCTGCGGCGGCACTCGACACGATCGCCTCGTCTGAGGCGCTGCTGTCGAAGAAGATCCGCACGCAGGACCGTCAGACCGATGGGCCTGCGGTGGCGGATGCTCTGCGTGCTCATGCTCGTGCTTTGCGGGATGAGGCGGACGGTGAGGATCAGGTGGAGGAGGAGTCGTTCTTCCTCCTGACCGAGCCGCTCCTGCCGACGCGAGTCGAGGGGGAGGAATGGCGCCGCTGAGCACCACCCGCATCATGCCGGACAACTGGTCGGAGCATCACAGGCCAGCGGCGGAGGGGTTCCTCACAGGCACTTGCGATGCGCGGCGGGCGGATCGGGCTGGTGGCCCTGAGGGGATCATCTACGGCACCCCAGTGTGGGACGAGAAGCCGTGCAGTGCGCAGTTCCTGTCCCAGTCCGCGAGGCCTGTCGTGGTCGTGGACAGCACTGAGGTGCAGGTGACCCACCGCGTCTCGGTACCGATCCATCTCACGGATCTGGGGTACCGCGACGTCATCACCATCACCGCGAACCCGGACGACCCCCGCCTGAACGGAGCTGTCCTGACAGTGGTGACGGTGGAGTCGGGGACGACGAACTGGACCAGAGACCTCGCCTGCGTCGAACAGAACCGGAGGCGACATGAGTGATGACCTGAGGGCGTTCGCAACAGACCTCCGCAAGACCAGCGCGAAGGCCCAGAACATGGCCCGCCAGGCCGTGGCGAAGACCGCTGCCGACATCACCAGCGATGCGAAGGTGTACGCACCCGTCCGCACCGGCAACCTACGGGCGAGCATCGGCCACGACCTCACCGAGACGAATGGCGTGGTGGAGGCTGAGATCGGACCCACGGTGAGTTACGCGCACTTCCTCGAGCACGGGACGAGTCGGATGGCGCCCCGCCCGTTCCTCGGGCCCGCGTTCGACCGGCGCGCACCCAACCTCGAGAAAGCCATGAGCATGCTCCTTGACGGGACCGTCGGATGACGACCGAAGAACTGGTCGCCCACCTCATCAACCGGCTCGGTCTCACGGGGGCGCTCGTCTACGACGGGCACGTCCCCGACCAGATACCCACGTTCCCCGGCACCGCGATCATCCGCCCGTACATGGTCATCTGGGCGATGCCCACCAGGGAAGGCGAGGAGCAGGACCTGGCGTACTCGCACCAGAACTCCCGCTCCGACCTCACCATCACCGTCGCCGCCGGCTCCGTCGAGACCGTCCGTCATCACTCTCAGCAGGCGATTGGGCTCCTGCACCGGCAGACCCTCCCCGGTGGTGGGGAGCTGCGGCACACAGACCCCCACGTGGCTGTTCAGTGGGACGAGACCGTCACCCCAGGACGCTTCTACCAGCCACTCGCCTTCATGCTCCTGCAGCCGTAAACCCTCCTGCCCCGCTCTGGCCCTCACGAACGTCGTGGGGGCCTTCGTCATTCACGAAGGGAAACCCATGCCCGACAAGTTCATCGAGGCCATCGACACACGGACGGGACAGAAGATGCGCGTCCCCTCCCAGTGGCCCAGCCTCTTCCCCCACATCAAGGCACGCAAGCACCACCGACCGGACCAGCCCAAGACCGTCCAGGTCACCGAGCCGCGTCCCCAGATCCCCACCCTCAAGAACGAACCGAAGGAGTCCTGAAATGCCTCTCTCACTCGCTGATGGAAAGGTCAAGGTCGCAGTCCTGTCGACTCGACCCGCCAACCCCTCCGCTCCCACCGTCGCGGAGCTGGACGCTGGAATCCAGGCCTCGTGCCGAATCGCCAGCCAGGACTGGAACGTGGGCCCTGCGGCCTCCGAGACAGTCGATGAGAAGCCGCTGTGCCGCGAAGGAAACGTGCAGGCGCTCGGCCCAAGCAACTTCACGGCGGAGTTCACCGTGTTCCGGTACTTCACCGAGGAGGGGCAGCCCGAAACCGGTGAGGACGACACCGAGGAAGGCATTGGAGATGCCCTCTACCAGGCGGTGAAGACCAAGGGTGCGCGTCTGTACATCTACGAGCGCGAGACCTCCCGGAAGTCCCTGGCGGATTGGGCTGCTGATGACGAGGTGAGCGGGTACGAGATCCTGCTCGACAACCCTCAGAAGCCGGGAGACCAGGGCGGCTACATCAAGCGTCGCGTGGTCGGGCTCGTGCAGGATGCGTGGCTCGACGCCAAGGTCGCAGCCGGCACCGGCGGCTGACCCTGACAACTCCTGTGCGGCATGCTCTTCCATGCCACGGGCGGCATGCCGCACAGGTCCACATCTTGTGTCCGTGGCGTTCGATATGATGGTCGGACAATCGAAGAGCCCCCGCGCTGCGCTAACAGCCGGGGGTGTGGCCGAGTATGGAGGTACTCGACATGTCCAAGCGTACCTGTTCAATCGACGAGTGCGAGTCGGCTGTGCGCTCCCGCGGCGCATGCGTCCGGCATTACGCGCTGATGCTCTCCCCGGATGAGGCGGCAGAACTGCAAGCAAGCGTTCGCGACCGGTTCTGGGCGAAGGTCGATCAGTCCGGCGAATGCTGGACCTGGACCGCTGCGCGCTATCGGAACGGGTACGGCGCATTCCGGGGATTCGACGGTCGCGTCACAACCGCTCACCGGTTTTCCTATAGCACCGAAGTGGAGGACATCCCGGATGAGCAGCACATCGACCACCTCTGCGGCTCGCGCGATTGCGTTCGGCCCGCCCACCTGAGAGCAGTAACGCCGAAGCAGAACATCGAGCACCGCGTAACCCTAAACGCGAACAACCGGAGCGGATACCGGGGCGTGTACTTCTCCAACGGGCGGTGGTGGGTGAAGGTGCGTGACCACTACCAGGCCCACTACCGGGGCGGCTTCATGACCTTGGAAGAGGCCAACGAAGCGGCCATTTCGCTCCGCCAGGAACTGTTCACACACTCGCGAGACTGATCAATCAATAGCAATGGGAAGCCCTCACAGCCGTGGGGGCTTCCGCCATTCAAGAAGGAGAAAGCCCGTGGCCGAAGACGATATGTTCAGCAGCTCTCCTGTCGACCCAGCCGATGGGGACTGGTTTTCGCAGTGGCTCGAGACCGGCACCGTCGCCCAGCGCAGCGTCCCCATCTACGGGCGCCCGGATCTGTTCGCGAAGTACGAAGACCTCGAGCGCCGACGGCAGATCGCCGCGGAAGTCGACCAGGAAGAGCGCAGCCTGGGGGACTCGTCCCTGGCGGACATCGACGAGGAGATCAACGCCCTCTACAAGCAATGGCAGGCGTCCAAGACCGTCTGGTACATCCGCGCCCTGCAGCCCGACGAGATCGATCAGGCCCGGGATGAGGTGAACTTCCCGGACGAGCCGAAGCCGGCGGAGGGGGAGAAGGAACTCTCTGCTGAGGTGCGTCGAGAGTACGAGCGGGAGGCTGAGGCCGCGAACACGCGTGCGAACCAGATCTTCGTCGCCCGCTCCCTCGTGAAGATCGAGAACAGCCTGGGTGAGGTCGTCCGTGAGTCGATCACCCCGGAGCAGGTGAAGGTGATGCGGGAGAAGCTGGGTGATCAGCAGATCCTCCGTCTGGTCGCGGCGGCGATGGTCGCGGCGACCCAGGAGGTTTCGATCCCGGTCCCTTTCTCTCAGAGCAGCTCGAAGAGCGACCGCGCCTCGTAAGGACGCTCAGGGCCGCACGCTCGTGGGGTGTGCGGCCCGGAGTGTTCGTGGAGGAGTGGCCTGAGAAGGACCGCCTGTTGGCTGAGGCGCTGACGCATTTCGAGGACACCGCGCACTGCAGTGGGTGTGGGCAGTTGAAGTCGAAGGCGTGGGATCCGGACAGCGCGTGGGAAGTCGGCACGGTGGAGTGCTACGCGTGCAAGTCACACCAGGACGACAAGACCGAGTCGAAGCCGGGTGAGTTGCGGTTCCTGTCGCTGGATGAGAAGTCGATGCGGATCGCGAAGGCCCGGAAGAAGGCCCGCGAAGGTCAGTAGGTCCAGGCAGTGACGTTGACGTCCCCGTTCTCGTCCATGGTCACCCCGCAGTTGAAGCTGTCGCTCGTCGTCGATCGTCCCGATGCGTTCGGGTAGCGCGCCTCGCCAGACACCGCCCACATGGTCCCGGTGTCTCCGAGGTCTCTGAACTCGACATCGAACAGCTCGACCGGCTCATCGAGCCCCAGCTCGGCAGCGAGTTCGGCAGCGCACTCAAGCTCCACCGCCTCTTGAACCGTCATCGGAGTCTCTGTCGGCTCCGGTTCCGGTGCGGCAACGGGCTGGTTGGTGGCATTGGCCAGCCAGATCAGACCCCCTGCCAGCGCCAGCACGGCGACGAACACGGCCACGACAGGCCACCACGACGTCTTCTTTTCAGGCGCGAGAGCGCTCTTGAACACCACGGGCTTTCCCATAGGCGAAGTATCCCACGGGGTCCGGACACAACACGTTCTCAACACCTCAGGAGGTGGTCATGGCTGATCGTTCTCTCGTGGTCCGCCTCCGTGCCGAGGTGAACCAGGCTGTCGCTGGCCTGGACAAGACGGCGACTGCCGCTGAGCGTGCCTCAGTCGCCGTCACCAAGACCGGGGATGCGTTCGAGAAGGCGTCCCGCCGCCAGCAGGACGCCGCGGGTCGTCTCCGTGTGGCTGAGGCCCAGTTGCTCGAGGTCCAGGGGAACAGCAACGCGAAGGCGTCACAGCTGGTCGCCGCTGAGGAGAAGGTCGCATCCGCCCGCCGTGAGGTTGCGGAGACGTCGCAGTCTGCGGCGAACGCTGAGCAGGTGCTGCAGCAGGCGATGGAGGACTCCACGCAGGCCGCGAAGGAGTCCGCCGCCGCGGCGAAGGAAGCAGCTGACGCGGCATCGAAGAACGAGACGGCGATTGCCAAGATGGCCCGCAACGCGGACGCCAACGCACAGGCATGGTCGACCGCCGGCACGGTCCTTACCGCTGCTGGTGGGTCCATCGTCGCGCTCGGAGTGGCCGCTACGAAATCGGGCATCGAGTTCAACAGCCTCAACCAGACCGCGAAGGGCGCGCTCACCGCCGTCATGGGATCCGCAGCTGGTGCGGCTCGCCAGATGGAAAAGATGAACGAGTTCGGGCGCGGCACATGGGTCATGCGCGACTCGCTCATCCGCGCCCAGCAGACCATGACTGGTTTCGGGATTGAGACCGAGAAGGTCATCCCCTACATGGATGCCCTCGCGGAGACTGTCGCTGCGACTACTGGGTCGAACCAGGACTTCGAGGAGCTTGCCCGCGTCATGGGCAAGGTGGAGTCCTCGGGGAAGCTCACTGCGGAGACGTTCAATGAGTTCGGCACGCGTGGCGTGGACGCCGCGCAGCTCATCGGTGACGCCATGGGTATGACGGCCCAGGAAGTCCGTGACGCTGTAACCGAGGGCACCCTCGACGCTAGCGAGGCCCTCGACGCGCTCGCTGAGGGCATGAAGACACGGTTCGATGGTGCGACCGAGAACATGCGACAGACGTTCTCTGGCGCGTTCGCGAACGTGTACGCCGGATTCCGCGACCTCTCTGCATCACTCGCTGAGCCGCTGGTCAGCAAGGAAGGCGGCGGGCTCCTGGTCGACGGGTTCAACACCCTCGCAGACAGCCTGAACGAGTTGCGGGACATCTCTGACAGCATCCCGGAGCCGGTGAAGATCGCGGCAGGCGCCGTAGGAGGACTCACCGCGGCAGCGTCCTTGGCCGCGGGCAGCTTCCTCCTCCTGGCGCCTCGCCTGTTGGAGACCCGGACCGCGTTCCAGACTCTCGCGGGCCAGGACGATCTCGTGGGCAAGTTCGCCACTGGGCTGGGCAAGGTCGGCCCCGCCGTCGCGAAGGCAGCAGCCGCTGTCGGTGCGGCTGTCGTCGCATGGCAGGCGCTCGACACGATCATCAACACGGCCACCAACCGGTCGGCTCCGAAGATCGAGAAGCTCTCTGCTGAGATGGAGGGCCTCGCTGCCCACGGGCGTGCCGCATCCGGTGCGCTCGAGCAGGCGTTCGGCGGGGGGTCCAACAGCTGGCTGACCAACACTCTTCTTGGCACGACCGGTGCCGTCACCAACCTGGATGAGGCGTTCGGGGAACTCTCTCGCAACTCGGGGAAGATTGGTGAGGTCACGCTCGCCCTGCAGAAGGTCCGGCCTGGCAAGCAGGCTCTGGAACTCGCCACTGAGGGTGTAGCGGCGTACGACGACGCCCTGGTCCAGATGGCCGAAGGCGGGGCCTCCGACAAGGCGGCTGCCGCGTTCGACAAGATCGCGGACCGGCTGACCAGCCAGGGCCATGACATGGACTTCGTGGTCGAGAACTTCTCCGACTACGAGGATCTCCTCAAGTCGACCGCGGACACCCTCGACGTGACGGGTCTGTCTGCGGAGGACTACGCGAACTGGATGCGGGGCGAAGTCCCCGACGCTGTGCGCGAGGCGGCTGAGGCGAACGCGGAACTCGCGGACGGGCTCGCCGGTATCCCCCCGGTCGCGGAGGGCGCCGCAACCGGTGTGGCCACGCTGTCGGCTGAGGCGGTCGAGGCGCAGGACCAGCTCAACGAGATGTTCGAGCAGCTGTACGTCAGCTCGCAGGGCTTCGTCGATTTCGCGGAGAAGGCCGTCGACGCTGACGTGTCTATGCGCGACTGGATCAAGTCGATGGAGGATCAGGTTGTCGCGCAGGAGACGTGGCACGAGAACCTGCAGAAGCTCATCGACCGTGGCGCACCGCAGCAGCTCATCGATCACTTCATCGAGCTGGGGTCTGAAGGCGCGTTCCGGGTGAAGCAGCTCGCGGACGGGTCCGAGGAGGACCTGAAGCGTGCCGGTGACGCGTTCGTGGACGTGAGCGAGCAGGCCGCGGGGTTCGCTGGCACGATCACGCAGATTCCGGACATCAACCTCGAGGCTGATGACACGACTCTGCGGTCTCAGTTGTGGTTCGCGGAGGAGGCACTGGCGGAGCTTCACCGGATGAAGCCGACCCCGGAGACGGATCTGAAGATCACGGCTCTGGAGGATCAGATCCGGGTAGCGAAGGACCAGCTGGGCGACCTCGACAATGACGAGGCCCACCCGCTCGTGGGCGTGTCCGGTGCAGACGAGTCGCGGGGGAAGGTCGAGGGCGTCCACGACGCACTGGTCAATCTGCCGTCAGATGCGAAGTCGAAGGTCGACGTTGACGACGAGCCGGCCCGGTCGACCATGGAGCGGCTGTGGACGTGGATCCGCGGCAAGACGATCTTCTTCAAGACCGATGAGCAGAAGGCCGCTGCGCAGGGCCGCAACTCGACCGGCACCGCAGGCTCGTCGTCGAAGTTCTCCAGTGGAGGGTCGGTGCGGGGCCCTGGCTCGGGCACGTCGGACGACATCCTCGCTCGCCTGTCCAACGGGGAGCACGTCTTCACTGCGGAGGAAGTGCGCCGTATGGGTGGGCACTCCGAGGTGTACCGCCTGCGTGACCAGATCATGCGTGGCCAGGTGCCTGCGTTCGCGACCGGTGGTGCAGTGTCGTCTGCTCGCGGGAACCTGGCCCGGGCTGAGCGTGACCTTGAGCGGATCCAGAACCGTGGCCGGAAGGTCACGGCGGCGGATCGGGACCGTGAGGCTGCGCAGAAGCGTGTCGAGTCAGCCCGTGCTGCTCTGCAGCGGGCGGAGGAGTCGGAGCGGAAGCGTGCTGAGGCGGCCCGGAAGGAAGCTGAGCGTCGCACGCGTGTGCGTGAGCTGCAGTCGGATCTGCGGACGGATGTGCGCCGGGGGTCGATCCGTGACCAGGTGACCGGGTCGCTCAGCGGAGGATACTCCGCGGTCGATCGCCTGTTCGGGCTGGGCCAGAACGAAGACCTGTCCCGCGCATCGCGCAACACGGCGACGAACCGTGCCCGCAAGTTCGAGTCCGACCTCCGCCGCCTCTACGGGCAGGCAGAGCGGGTCGACGAGAAGCTGAAGGCGGCACAGGACAAGGCTTCGGAGCTTGAGGGTATCCAGAAGTCTGTCTCGTCCGGCCTGCTGTCCGGTCGCGAACTGGACATGGGCGACTACATGAACTTCTCCGGAGGCCAGTGGACAACCCACACGGGTGTCGCTGGTGCCACACGTCGGATGACGGCTGACGTCGGCAGGATGAAGGAGTTCGCGAACAAGCTGCAGAAGCTGATGAAGGCTGGGATTCCTGGCGCGATTCTGCAGGAGATCGCTGGTGCTGGCGTGGATGAGGGTATCGCTCTCGCTGACGCGTTCCTCAACGCTTCGTCGTCGGAGCAGGCGTCGTACATCGGCACGTGGAACGAGTACGAGAAGCAGGCACAGCGGATCGGCAACATCGTCACTGGTGGTTTCTACGACGGTGGTGTGGACGCGGCGCAGGGTGTCGTGAAGGGCCTCGAGTCTCAGCAGAAGAGCGTCGAGGCGCAGATCGCACGGCTCGCGAAGACCATGGAGGACACCCTCAAGTCCGTCCTTGGTATCCGCTCACCTTCCAGGGTGATGGCTGAGCTGGGCGCGTACACGGTGGAAGGCCTGGTGCAGGGCATGCTGTCCGGCCAGTCCGACGTCACCAACGCTGCGTCTCTGCTGGCGGGCGCGGCGATCCCGAACCTCCGCTACGACATCGACATGACTGCCGCCCCTGTGGTGGATACGGATGCGATGGCTGCGGGGACGGCGATGCAGGACATGTCCGCGATCACGCTGGGTGCGATGCAGTCGATGCGTCTGGCTGTCAGCGATGGGTGGACGCAGATGCTGACGGACACCCAGGCGGCCCAGTCCGGCATGCTGACGGACACGACCAGCAAGCAGTTCTCCATGCGGGACATTACAGCCCAGCAGCAGGAGCAGATGCGGGCGATTGTCCTCGGCAAGCAGACGGAGTCCCGCACTGCCGTGTCAACGGAGCAGGAAACCATGCGTCGAGTCATGGCGGAAAAGCAGACGCAGATGCGGGACAAGAACCGTACCGAGTTTGAGTCGATGCGTGTGACAACGGGCGAGAAGCTGACGTCGATGCGGTCGTCGGCTGACACGACGATGGTTGGGTTCCGGGGCGACTACGACTCGCACATGGGTTCGCTGAAGCGGATCAACCGTGACGGTCACACCAGCATGGAAGACGCGTCGGAGGTGGCGTTCAAGGGCATCCGGTCGGGCATGAACACGCAGATGCGTGAAGCACGCCCGGAGCTGGGCGGGCGCATGAACAACCTCATCGACGTCCTTTCGAAGTTCACATCGAGCGTCAACAAGGCGTTCAAGGATGTGGGCGTTGAGCTGGACTCCCCGCAGAAGCTCGCGTTCGCGACGGGTGGCGTCATGCCCGGATACACACCGGGCAGGGACGTTCATTCCTTCTACAGCCCGACAGCCGGCAGCCTCTACCTCTCCGGTGGTGAGGCGATCATGCGGCCCGAGTTCACCCGCGCAGTCGGCGGTGAACGGGGCGTGAAGGAACTCAACGATGCTGCGCGCCGCGGGGATCACGAGCACTTGGATCTCGCGATGCACTTTGCTGACGGCGGAGTCATCCCGTCCGCGCCCATGCGGGGTGTGAATGCTTTCGCAGACAGTGGTGTGTGGCGCGGCCTCTGGTCCATTGTGAAGGGAGCTTTCCCGCAGTCCAGGCTGACCTCGGCTTACCGTGGCGGGTCCCGCACCGCATCCGGCAATCAGTCCTATCACTCGCGTGGCATGGCGGTGGACCTCGCCGGCCGCTACAGCATGGACACGTCCACGATGGGGCAGATCGCGAGCTGGCTTGTCGGGAACTACGGCAACAGCAACGAGATCATCTACAGCCCGCTGAATGGTCGGCAGGTCAAGAATGGCCGCAACTACATGTACACCGGCGCTGTCCGTGGCATGCACTACAACCATGTCCACTGGGCGAATCGGTCGGTGCCGGGTGGCGCGACTGGCGGGCCATCGGGCGCGTGGGACGGAGATGTGTGGATTCCGCACCCGTTCCTCGACAAGGCGGGCGTGTCGGCTGATGGTGATCTGAAGGCGGCGTATGAGCGTGCCGCGAAGAAGCAGATCAAGGACATCATCGGCAAGCACACCGGGCAGCTCACTGGTGGTGATTTCTCTCGCCAGCTGGGTACGGGCATCATGCGGGCGACCCGTGACGGGCTCATCAAGAAGGCGACCGATTATGGGGAGCTGATGGGCGACGGGGGTATCCCCGGTGCCGCGAATGGGCCTGTGAAGCAGATGGCTCGCGAAGTCCTCGAGAAGATGGGTTGGGGCGACCAGTGGTCGGATCTCGACTGGCTGGTCACGAAGGAGTCGGGGTGGAACCCGAATGCGCAGAACCCGACCTCGACGGCCTACGGCTTGTTCCAGTTCCTCAACGGGACATGGGGCTCGGTTGGTGCGTCGAAGACTAGTGATCCGCTGAAGCAGATCCAGGCGGGCCTGAAGTACATCCAGCAGCGCTACGGCGACGTCAGGGGTGCCCGCAGGTTCTGGGAGCGCAACAACTGGTACAAGGACGGCACCCGCAACGCCAAGAGTGGCTGGGCTGTCGTTGGTGAGGAAGGCCCCGAGCTGGTCAACCTCGGCGGGGGAGAGCGGATCGAATCGAACCGCAACACCCGCGCCGCCCTCGCAGCCAACAGGACGTTCATCTCCCCACAGGCAGCGGGCATCGACTACGACCGCCTCGCGAAGGCGCTCGGAGACGAAATGGCAAAGCGCCCTCAGGTCGTGCAGCACAACGATCTGTCGGACATGTCAGAAACCCGTCTGATGAACAAGATCGCTACGCGGTCCACCGACGCGCTCCACATGTACTCGTAAGGAGAGCAATGACAGCGACTCTGGAAGTTCCCGCGACTCCGCGCGGCATGTGGGTGTCCGTGGTCCTCCAATCTTCCGCAGGGCAGATCCCCCTGTGGGTGGGGGAGGACCACGGCGGGTTCCTCTTGAAAGACGGAGTGAGGGGTTTGGGGGTCGCCCCTATTGATCTGGAAACGACCCCCGCAGGCCGGCACGGAACAACCCTCCTCGCGAACCGTATGGATGAGGTGGAGATCGGGCTGCCGATCTCCATCAAGGGCCGGTCGCCGGAAGAGATCCACGACCTGCGGCAGCGACTCAACAACGTGCTGTTGCCTGGCCTGGATGAGCCGGTGGAGATTGTGGTGCAGACCCCCCACACGGGGGATTCGCGCACCCGGTACGGGCATCTGGTGTCGGGGCTTGAGGGCGCGTGGGGTGGATCGGATTCGCATTTCACGTGGTATCACACGGTTCTGGTGTTCCGGTGCCCGGATGTGTGGGCGTATGGGGCTGAGCGGTCTCGTGAGTGGGGCCTATCAACGGTCATCAAACCGTACTGGACTTCCTCCCCGCGCCTGCCTCACTACCCTGCGTGGCTGTCGTCCAGCACCGTCCTGGGGGAGTTCGAGTTCACGGTGTCCGGCGATTCCCCAACCTCACCCGTCTGGACGGTGACCCCGCCGGGTGAGGATCTGCTGATCCGCTGCGGCAACGGATGCGGAGACGAGATCTTCTTCGAAGGTGAGATCACCGCCCCGCTGACGATCGACACCCGGACGGGTGAGATCACGATGCCGGGGATGACCCGGAGGCAGATCTGGGAGCGCATCCCCGAGGGTCGCGACCGGATGTTCGATCTCCCTGCTGGGGAGAACAAAGTGCTGGTCAGCATGGTTGGTGCGCAGGGCACGTCCACGGTCCGACTGTCGTATCGGGAGAGATGGAAGGCGCAGCACTGATGCGAGTACTGATGCGCGACACCGATCTTCTCCCTCTGGGGGAGTTGCGGGTGACGGATGTGCACGCCGTGGTCCGCAGGAACGACGTGAGCACATGGTCTGTGACGGTGAACGCTCGTCCGGGGGAGTCGTGGGAGGACTACACGGATGGGATGGGCGTCCTCATCGAGGACGAGCACACAACCATCAGTGGGCCGCACGTTGAGTGGGAGTTCGACCGTGACGGCGCCAAGCGGTTCCTGAAGCTGCGGGGTGTGGACGACAACACGATTCTGGCGGATCACATCATCATCCCGGACCCATCCCGGCCTACTGACGATCAGCAGGTGGATGTGTGGCGGATGACGGGGCCTGCGGAGACGGTGATGCGGACTCTGGTCGATCAGCAGATCGGCCCCAGCGCGCCCACTGATTACCGAGTCGATGGTTTGGTGTTGGAGCCGGATCAAGGGCGCGGCGGACAGGTGACGGTGAGCGCCCGCTACGACAACCTGCTGGAAACCATGCAGGAGCTGGCAGAGACCGGGGGCGTCAACTTCCGGGTGGTTCAGGACGGCAGGCGTCTAGTGCTGCGGTTCCGTGAAGGCGAAGACCTGTCTAGGGCGGTCCGTTTGCAGGAAGAGCAAGGTGGGGTCACCAAGCTCAACTTGAAGCGGAAAGCCCCCACAGCGACTGAGGTCATCGTCGGCGGTAGCGGATCTGGGGCCACACGAAAGATGTGGCGAGACACCCAACCGACAACATGGCACCGCCGCGTCACCCAGTTCGTGGATCGCCCTTCAACATCTGACCCGAACGAACTGCAGCAGGCGGCAGAGAAGGCCCTCGCGGATGGGCAGGAGTCGGTGTCCGTCACGTTCGAAACCGCAGACACCAGAACGATCAAGTTCGGGCGAGAGTACGACATCGGGGACACGATCACCCTCCAAGCTGACCTCGCGACGGTCACGGATGTGGTGCAGGTCGCGGACATTTCCCTACAGAACGGGTCGCGTCGCGCATCGGTTCAGGTGGGTCCGGTAGCGGATGAGTCGAAGCTCGCAGAAACCTCCCCCATCCCTGCCTTGCTGCGGAAGCGGCTGGCGGAGTTGTCACAGATGGTCCGCCGCAGGCAGACAGAGTAAGGAGACCCACTATGGCTACTCAGGCTGAGATCAACGCGTTCGTTGAGCAGATTATGCCGTACTTCAACCCGGCCCCGGTGGAGGAGGATGCGGTGCAGCAGTCGTGGCCGCGCCTCGATCGGGGTTTGTCGGATGTGCAGGACATGCAGCGGTTCCAGAACATGCATGGGATCTTCGACGATGGCGGGTTCCCGTACAACCTCGTCCCTCACGCGACTGATGCGGAGACGAACCAGGCGAACACACTGTTCCTCACCGTTTCCACTAAGACGGGGGCGGCGGGGGCGACTCTACGGGGGGCGTTCCACCGTCTGCGGGAGGACCTTGAGCTGGGGTTCCCTGCGGTGTCGTCTGCGACCACCTACTACGTGGTGATCGAATACGACCCGGTACGCGCGGAGGATGGTGGCGACCCGCTTGAGGCGAAGGTCGTCACCGCCCTGAACTATTCGCAAGGCCGGGATTACATCGTCCTATGGGAGCTGGACCGAAAGCCGTCCCAACTGCTGTCCGATGCGACTATCCGCCGTATCCGCCCTCGCGCTGTGGGCGTGATCTATGTGTGGGACGAGTCGCACAAGCCCGCTGCGGAAAGGCAGCCGTGGGGCACGCTGTGCGTGGTTGGTGCGACGGGCGCTATCTACCGGTCTACGACGGGCAACGAGGCTGGCGGGGATTCTGGTGAGCGGGCGTGGGTGCCGCTGACTGATGTCAGCCTGCGCGGCGACAACCAAGCGTACGAGTACGTCGGGCACGGCGCACGGATCGGGTCCACCCGCATTGGCCAGATGGTTGTGATGGAGGGACGTGTGCGTCGCGTAGGGGGCGCATTGTTTTCGGGAGGTTCGACCGCTGGCTACCTGATCCATATTCTTCCGGTGGGGCACCGGCCACCGACTGAGCGCAGGTTTATCGCGTCCGGCCCAGGGCTTACGAATAATCGGCGGGTCGCCGTCAGCGTCACCCCAGATGGTGAGGTGCGGGCATTTCCTGAGACGACTGTCGATTGGGTGAGCATCGACGGCTGTGTGTTCACGGTGGGGAGATAGTCATGCCAACGCTCATCGCGTGGCTGCGTGCCACGGACGCCGCGAAGTGGGCTGGCACCAGCATCATCGCGTGGGCTGGCCTCGCCTACATCATCCTGCCCCCGGTCTCCACTGTCGGTCTCTATAGTACGGCGTGGCCTGCCCGCGTGTGGGGGGCGATGATGCTCACCGGGGGTATCGTCACCCTGTACGGGCTGTGGTCGAGACTGATCGACTGGGAAAAGTTCGGGATGACTGTCGTGCTCGTCGGGGTTGCTTCCCTGACCGCGAATCAGGCCCTCCTCATGCTGGACTACCCGCCGACGTGGACGCGGCTGGGTGGGACGCTCGTCTACCTGGCGGGCACCGCGTGGGTGCTAGACCGCACTCTCCGACTGTCGTCCGACAAGCGCCTATCTGATGAGGCTGAGGCCCGATACGAGGGGCGGTGACGGGTGCACATTGATCCGCAGCCGGTCATATCGTTTCTGCTCGGTGGTGGTGGGGTGCTCATCGCCCGCGCACTGTGGGAGGTGCTGCTGGCCCGCAAAAAGGGACGTATCGCGCATGAGGACACGACCATCAGCCGGTACAAGTTTTTTGCGGACCAGGAGGCGGAGCGCCGCAGGGAGTCGGAGGCGGAGACCGCCCGTGCGGAGCGGGAGCTGCGCTGGTATCGGGCCCGATACGCCGCCCTGTGGCAGGCGCACTCCGCGGCGGGCCATGACGTGACCGCGCATCCGTTCGCCCCACCCCCAGACATCCACTGACACCCACGACTATCCACGGCCTCGCCTATCAGGGCGGGGCCTACGCAATTCAGGAGGACGGATGGCCCGCTACTGGCGTATGGCCCGATCGCTGGACAAGCTGCTGGCGCAGATCAACGCGTACGCCCCACGACGATCCAAGGTTTCAGACGGGGGGATCGGCGACGCCGCGCATTCTGCGCGCACGTCGGATCACAACCCGGACAGCCGTGGCATCGTCCATGCCCGCGACTTCACCCACGACCCGAAGGGCGGGTTCGACGCTCACGCGTTCGTCCGCCGCCTCGCTAAGGCAGGCGACCGCCGCGTCAAGTACCTGATCAGCAATCGGCAGATCAGCAATCCATCGATCAGTGCCGGCCGGTGGCGGCCATATGCGGGCGTCAATCCGCACACGCAGCACGCGCACGTGTCCTGCGTGTACTCGAGCCTCGAGGACGACACGTCTCCGTGGCCAGGCCTCGGCACCCCCACCCCCACGCCCGCCCCTACTCAGGAGGACGACATGAAGCGCATCCGCAACGGCTCGCATGACAAGCCGCAGGTGATCAAGCCCGGCAAGACGCTCAAGATCCGCACTAACCGCAACGGTGATTACTTCCTCGGCAACACGCGGAAGGGGCAGGTGATCAACACCGCGTACGCGATCGGTGTCACCGGCCTGCTGCAGGGTGAGAAGGCCCGCGTGCGTCGGGTGATCGACGACTACAACCCGAAGAAGAAGACGACGACCCGCCGCCACAACGGCCCGTTCCATGAGGTCCACGGTGTGGGGCAGGGCACCTACGTGCGCGGGCACGGCGTGTTCTTCGACGGCAGCTGTGGGTACGGCAAGCGTGGCGACGAGCAGCCCCGCCTCTACCTGGAGGTGGAGAACCTCGGTAAGTCCGACATCACTGTCACCTACGTCTGGTTCGACACGGAGGGGAACTGACATGAGCAACCTGCTGACACGAGAGTTCATCGCCGCTACTGCTGAGCGTGCGGTGAAGACTGCGGCGCAGACCGCGATCGCTCTGATCGGTACCGAGCAGATCGGCATCCTGTCCCTGGATTGGGCGCAGATCGGGTCCGTGGTCGCCACCGCAACCGTCCTGTCGGTGCTGACCTCGATCGCCGGGGACACGACCAGCAAGAACGGGCCGTCGTTCGTCCGTGCTGAGGGCATCGGGGTGGAGTCCGCGGAGGCTGAGGCGGCACTGCTGCGGGAGCGGACCCGCGACGCCGAAGGCCCCAGCTCGGAGGGCCCGGAGTACGAGGACTTCACCGTGGTCGCGGGGGAGCCGACGAGCGACGAGACCGCCGACGAGGCTGTCGAGGATGACGAGTCTGAGGACGACCTCGATGAGTTCACGCGCTTGCGGGATCGCCTCGACCCGGACGACTGACATGCACACCTGCCCGCACTGCGGCCGCGAGTTTCTGTCGAGGCTCGCGGCCGCTGGCTGTTGCACGTATGACGAGGAGGACTGATGTTGGAGCCTGGTGTGATCGACCTCAATCTGGACGACCTCAGCGATGAGGAGCTGGCGGAGCTGGTGGAGGAGGCGCGGCGGAGGCTCGCGTCGCGGCAGGCGCGGGGTGCGATTGCGCGTGACCTGACGCTGGCTGTGGATCGCGTGATGAAGGCCAACCTCAACGTGATGATGGGGGCGGAGTGGGAGTCGGGGCGTGTGGTGTGGGATGGGGACACCATCACGATCACGACTCTCACCCCGGACGAGTACCTGGAGCTGGAGTTCCCGGATCCGGACCCGGAGCCTGACCCGGAACCGTCGGCTCGTGACTGGGTGGAGGGCATGAGTGTCGCGGTGGGTGATCTGGTCCGGTACGAGGGTGGCCTGTATCGGGTCGTGCAGGCGCATGTGACGCAGGCCGGGTGGCGGCCTGACGCGCTTCCGGCGTTGTACAAGCGGGAGTAAGAGACACCAAATTCGGGGCCGTGTTCGGATACAATAGAAGCACAATCGAATACGGCCCCGCCACGGTGCGTCAACACCACGGCGGGGCCTGACCAAGCCCAACTGTTGAGGAGTTGAGATGGCTACCAAGAAGCCTACCTGTAGCGAACCCGAATGCACCAAGAGCGTTGGCGCTCGCGGCCTTTGCTGGACGCACTACAAGCGTCTCCGGCGAGAAGGGCGGCTGACCCCCATGCGCGTCAAGGGCCGCACCTGCACTGTAGATGGGTGCAATGAGCCGCATGAAGCGCTCGGGTACTGCAACAGGCACTACTTGACGTATAAGCGCACCGGCGACCCGCTCCCAAAGCACGAGTGGGACCTGGCTGACAGGTTCCTCGACGTCGGGTGGGACGTGACCGACTCGGGCTGCTGGGAGTGGCGCGGCACCCGCGCCGTGGCTGGCTACGGCAGAATTAGCGCTTCCATGTGGGGCCTGCGCGACCGCTCCACTCACCGACTCAGTTACGAACTCTTCCACGGACCCATCCCAGACGGGCTGCTAATCCGCCACAAGTGCGACAACCCTCCCTGCGTGAACCCTGACCACCTGGAGCCGGGGACGCATCAGGACAACATGAACGACATGGTGGCTCGAGGGCGGCACTGGCGGCACGGCGGAACTCACTGCAAGCACGGACATGACATGACCGCCCCAGGGGCGCTACTCGACAGCGGAGGACGCCGGAGATGCAGGCTGTGCGTTCAGAGGCAGAACCGATCCAGGTCTACAAGCAAGGAGTGACACATGCCTGACGTGCTAAAGATGAGGGAGATCACCGGCCTGTGGTCGGCCCGCGTCCCCGATGGGCCGGACTCCGACCAGCTCCCGGACACGATCCTGCTCGAGGGCTACGTCGCATTCGAGCCGGACTACCGTGTGCCCCTCGTCTACCCCGGTGAGCACATCGTCGTGGAGCCGATGCGTGCGGTCATCCAGGCAGGTGAGCTGCTGGCGGAGACCCTGGTCGGTGATGAGGTGGTGACTGGTCCCCTGTATCTGCCGGTGACGGTGGATGATGCGGCGAACCAATCTTGGTCGTGGATCGCCCGATTCCAGGGGATGCGGTTGGGGGAGTACGGGGAAGAGGTTTCCCTCCCGAGCTTGCGTTTCCAGGTGCCTGCTGGGGATGATGCCCTCGATCTGTCTTCGGTCTTCCCGGTGTCTCAGTCGGGTGGCACGATCACTCTCCGTGGGCCTGCTGGCCGTGATGTGGTGTCGATCGTGGACCCGGATGGGGATGGGGTGGCTACTGTCACCTACTCGGATGGGGAGACCGCACCCCTGCCGCTGCCACCTGGCCCGGCTGGACCTGATGGCCGGGATGAGGAGGGCCGTCTCCACTCGACGCCGTTGGGTGAGGCTATTTGGGGTGGGGATCCGGGTGATGCGGTCGCGACCGGCACCGACCTGCACACCATCATCCAGGGCATGCAGGAGCTGAGTGTCCTCCTGATGGATGCGACCGCCTCGACTGGCCTGCGCAACCTCACCGGCATGGTGTCGGACGCGACGGGCGGGCAGGTGCTCATCTCCCGTCGTGGCCCTGTCGTGGAGCTGGCCCTGGTGAATCTGCTCATGTCCGGCGCGGCCGCGTGGGGAACTCTTCTCACCCTCCCTGCCGGGTTCCGGCCCGCCCTGCCGGCAGCAGAGGCGGCGCTGATCCCGCAGGGGTCATCGTCGGGAGTCATCTCTGTGCGGCGATCTGATGGTCGCGTGGACATCAACCGGCTCGGCCCGACCGTCCGCCACAAGCTGACGTTCGTGTACATGACGGGCGACCCCTGGCCGACCGTCCTACCTGGCACCCCCGCGTGAGGAGATGAGCATGGACTTGACCGGCTACACAGATGAGGACTTGGATGCCCTGCGCCGGGCGGTGTTGGTAGAGCAGGAGCGGCGCACCAAGATTGCGGGTATCCCAGACCAGATCACTGCACTAAGGGACGAGTACCTGGCGGCGGGTGGGGATCCTGCCGACCTGATCTGACATGAGCGCCCCACCCAATCCGGGTGGGGCGCTTTCGTCGTCAGATGCCGATCTTGGACCACCGGCGGTTGCGGCGCTCGAAGGTGAACTGCTCCTGCCGCATACGCCGCACCGCACGCACCACCTCGGGCGCGTACGCGTACGCCGCTTCCGTGTCAGCGAGACCATCCAGCACTGCCGGGTAGCGGTCGAAGGGGAGGCTGATGCGCTCGCAGAGAGCGCGGCGTTTCGCTTCGGTTGGCTGGTCGCTTTCCACGTCGAGGATCATCTGATCGTGGTCGGAGAGGGCGTGCGTGCTACCCCTGTTCAC